TGCAACAAAATACAATGATGCGTTATTAGTAGTTGAGAATAACAACATTGGTTGGGCTACAATTCAAACCATCATAGATAGAGGATATAAAAATTTATTTTATCAATCAAAAGATTTAAAAGTTGTTGATGTTGAACATCAAGTAAACAATAGATATAGGTCTCAAGACAAAAGTATGGTGCCTGGTTTTTCAACAACTTTAAAAACTCGACCATTAATCATAGCAAAAATGGAAGAATACACAAGAGAAAAATTAGTAAAATTACATTCCAATAGACTTATAGATGAATTATTTGTATTTATTTATAAGACTGGAATTACAAATGCAAAAGCAGAAGCAATGCAAGGTTATAACGATGACTTGGTTATGTCTTATTCAATAGCTTTGTGGGTTAGAGATACCGCTCTAAGACTACAGACTGAACGAAATGATCAACAATGGGCTATGATGAATACAATGTTAGATAAAAACGGAAATAAATCAAATTTAACGGCCGGTTTTGGTAAAGGTTCTGTTGGGCAACCATCAAAGAATCCATATGAAATGGATTTTGGTGATGAAAAAGAAGATTTAACTTGGTTAATTAAATAAGAGGTAAAAAATGGCAGACGAAAACATATTACAAAGACTTGGTAAACTATTTCAAAATAGTATAGTTTTAAGAAAAACTGATGATGGTCAAGTAAAAGTTAAAGATGTTGATTTTACACAAACAGCTTTAACATCAAATTTTATTGATAGATATAATAAAATCCACAGTTCAGGATACGGACAATCATCATATGCAGCTAAACAAAATGCAAGTGCATATGACATAGCTCGTAAAGAATTATTTAGAGATTATGAGTTAATGGACTCAGATCCAATTATATCATCAGCTTTAGATGTTTATTGTGATGAATCTACTGTTGATAATGTTGAAAATAGAATATTAAATATTAAAACTGATAATCCAAAAGTTCATAAAATTTTACATAACTTATTTTATGACATAATGAATATTGAGTTTAATCTCTGGAGTTATATTAGAAATATGACTAAATATGGTGATTTTTATTTACATTTAGACATATTAGATAAATATGGTATCGTAAACGTAAAACCTCTTTCAGTGTATGAAGTGTCAAGACTTGAAGACCACGATCCTTCAAATCCAAAACTTGTTCAATTTAAATTAGATAAACATAGTGAAACTTCGATGAATTCTAAACCTGGTGAACTTTTTGAAAACTACGAAATAGCTCACTTCAGAAATCTTGCAGATACAAATTATCTACCTTATGGTAAATCAATGTTAGAGGGTGCAAGAAGAGTATTTAAACAATTAACTCTTATGGAAGACGCTATGTTAATTCATAGAATGATGAGAGCTCCACAAAAAAGAGTGTTTAAAGTGGACATCGGTAATATACCACCAAATGAAGTAGATAACTTTATGCAACAGATTATTAATAAAATGAAAAAAACACCAGTAATTGACCAAAATACGGGTGAATATAATTTGAAATACAATATGGAATCCATTACAGAAGATTATTTCCTACCTGTTCGTGGTGGGGACAGTGGAACATCTATTGATGAACTAGCAGGTTTAACTAACGATGGGGCTATTGATGATATAGAATATTTAAGAAATAAAATGATGGCAGCTCTTAAAATACCAAAAGCATTTCTTGGGTATGATGAGAATGTAGGTTCAAAAGCTACGTTAGCTGCTGAAGATGTTAGATTTGCTAGAACAATAGAAAGATTACAAAAAATTATATGTGCGGAACTTGAAAAAATTGCTATTGTTCATTTATACACACAAGGATTTGAAGATGCAGAATTGATAAATTTTGATTTAGAATTAACAAATCCATCAATGATACATCAACAGGAAAAACTTGAATTATTAACTCAACAAAAAGATATAGCCAATGATTTGATAGAAAATAAAATTATGTCTCGTGAATGGGTGTATGATAATATATTTGATTTAAATGATGGTGATAAGAAAAAAATATTTGAAGGAATTGTTGAAGATAGAAAACAAGCCTATAGATTTGAACAAATTGAAACTGAAGGTAGTGATCCAGCCGAAGGTGGTGATGAAGAACAAGACAGTGAAGAAGATGATTTAACTATAGCTAGAAAAGGTAATTGGGGTGGTGATAGAAGAAGTGGAACTGGTAAGAAAGAATTTGGGAATGAATACTCAGCCAAAGATATAAAAGACGCAACAAAATACGAAAGAGAACGATATGGAAAACGAGAGTTCAAAGGTAAATCACCATTAGCTGTCGGTAAAGGTGGAACAATTGTTGCACGAGAAGGATTATTAAATTCTCTTAAACAAAAGTTTGGAAAAAACTTAGATAAATCAATGTTAAATGAGGAAATAATTTTAGATGAAGATGAATAATCAATGTAAAAAAGAAAAAAAATTATATTTATATATGAATAATTACATATATAGTATCCAAAAAACGGAGATAAACATATGCACAAGGTGAAGCATAACAAAATCCGAAATACGGGATTATTGTTTGAATTTCTACTCAGACAAATAACTTCGGATGTGTTAAATAAAGATGATGGTAAAGCTGTTCAAATAGTTAAACAACGATTTCACGAAAACACGGAGTTGGGGAAGGAATTAGCTTTATATAATATTCTTATTAATAAAAAATTTAAATCAGATAAACAAGCTAATTATTTTATAAATGAAGTTATTGGTAGTAGAAACAATTTAAACAATTCTGTTCTACGAAGAGAAAGATATAATCTTATAAAAGAGATTCAATCTAATTACAATCTTCAGAAATTTTTATCTTCAAAAGTTCCAAATTACAAAACATATGCTTCCATATATAAATTATTTGAATATTCAGATTCTTTATCTCCAGATCAAAAAACAGAATCTTTTTTCAATATAGTTGAACATGTAACGACTAGTGATAAAAGTATTAAATTATCTGAGTCAATAACAACACTTCCAAATGATGAGGATTTAAGAATCCTTACTTATAGAACTCTTTTAGAAAAATTCAATCAAAAATATACAAAATTAAGTGGAGCTCAAAAAAATCTACTAAGGGAGTATATTAACAATGTATCCAATACAAATTCGTTAAAAGAAACTTTAAAAGATATTGTAAGTGAATTAAAAAAAGATTTAAAAACACATTCTAAAAATCTTAAAGATAAAGTTGTTAAGATTAAAATGAATGAGGCTATTAAATCAATCGATAAATTATGTGGTTTAAATGATAAATCAAAAGTTGTTAAGGATTCTCATGTTACACAAACAATGAGATATTTAGAATTATTAAAAGAGTTGAAGAAAAGTGGAAATAAAAAACAAAAAGTTATTTAAGGAGTTAGTTAAGAAACTAACTATGGAACTCTTGGATGAAGAATCTTTAGAGGAAATAACAACTACTGGTGATGTTGCAGGATATTCAACTCCTTTTGCTTTTAGTTCAAAGGAGGACGAAAAGAAAAAGAAAAAAAGATTAAAAAAGAGCACCGGTTATAAATTTGTATCAGAAGCTCTTGATGATAAAGATTTAAAACAAATAAATAAATTAATTAGAGATGTCGTTGGTGATATATTAAGAGATATATGGTTGAAACGAAACACTTGGAAATAGGAGTTAATAAATGTCAAAAATACTTGATGGAAATAAACAAACACTAACATCAGCATACGGAACTGGATTAACTACTAAACAAAAAAGAGCTGTTAATATAATACAAACCCCTTATCAAGATATAGGACAAACATGGGGTGTTGGTGCCAACAGTGGTAATGCAAATCATGCTGGTAGTGTTGAATTTACAGATGTTGGAACTGATGATGACCAAATAACTATTGTAGATACATTAGGTACTTCTAAAGTTTATCAAATAGTTGCTTCTGGAACATCCGGTGATTTAGTTAGTGCTGGTATTGTTAAAGTAGTAAGAAAAGCTACTGCAACACTTACGGGTGCTGAATTAGTAACTGCTATAGAGTCATCAAATGGTCATAATGGTACACTAGATGCGTCAAATTCTTCGGGTACTGTTACTATTACACAAGTAAAAGGTGGTAATGCTACCACTGGAGTTGTTACTGGTTCAATTACAGAAACAGTAGATTCAGCTGGACATATGACAATTACAGATTTTTCATTTCAAACAACTGGACCAGGAAACGCAGCATATAGACATACTGATGATACAACAGGTTTAATCAGGACAGAAATACATGTAGATTTAACAGGTTTAAAAGCAAAAGGTTCTGACGCTGCTGATGTAATAGGTTTAGATGGTGTTAATAATGCTTACATATATCAAAATCTGGTGGCTAAGAATGGAATTATATTTAAATATGATGTATCTTGTATAAAAGCTCCAACTCAAGAAATTGCAACAATTACACAAGATATTGATTTTGCTTGGAACGCATCAGGTACATTAGAATATGATGGAGCAGCAGGTAGTCCGGAAGTTAATACTGCTACTTTAGTTGCCGGTGAAACAAAAACAATTAATGTAGCAAATTTAACAGCAAACCATTATTTATATATAACAGAGGGTGATACAGCTGCCACAACTGGTGTATATTCTGGTGGTCAGTTTGTAATTACATTATACGGATACGCAGTTAGAACATAATAGGAGATTAAAGAATGTCAAAAAGACTAATAGTAGATTATATACCTTTTGAAATATCAAGAGAAACAATTAATGAATCTATCAAAGAAAATGACGGTAGATTAATTGTTAAGGGTGTTCTTCAAAGAGCAGAAGCTAAAAATCAAAATGGTAGAGTTTATCCAAGAGAAACATTAGTTAGAGAAGCTGAAAAATATTCAAAAGTTCAAATATCGGAACGAAGAGCATTAGGTGAACTTGACCATCCAGATTCTTCTGTTGTAAATCTTAATAATGCATCACATAATATATTAGAAATGCATTGGAAAGGTGATGATTTACTTGGCACTGTTGAAGTGCTTGGAACTCCAGCTGGAAACATCTTAAAAGAATTATTTAAATCAGGTATTAAACTTGGTATATCATCTCGTGGTTTGGGTAGTGTAAAAGAATTATCAGAAGACGACACTGTAGAAGTTCAACCAGACTTTGAATTGATTGCATTCGATTTTGTATCAAATCCATCTACTCATGGAGCTTTTTTATCACCTGTTAAAGAAGGATTAAATGAGAGTGTTGGTACAAGAAACGGTACTTGTTGTCACGATTGTAAAATTGAAGATATAATTAACGATATTTTTAGGGGATAATTATGGATTATAAATCATTAATGGGATATGGTGGTAAGAATAAAGTTACCAAAGAAAAACCGCAACCTAAAACAAATAAAATCCTTGAATCTGTAAAAAAAGAATTCGGATATATAAATGAAGGTCCTGCTTATGAATATAAAGGACATATACAGAAAATAGATAAATTGTATGATGCTTATTTGGATTCTGTTAAAGATTTTGAAAAACTACTTGTTAAAAAAGGTTTGAAAAAAGAAGCACATAATCTTCATAGTTTTTATACAAAATTTGTAGTTAGATTTCATCAATTTTTTGAAAAATTTGTAAGGAAATTAATGTAATGCCAGCACAATCAAAATCACAACAAAGGTTTTTTGGAGTTGTGAAAGCGATGCAAAAAGGTGACATTCCTAAAAAAGGAAAAGCTGGTAAGATTGCTAAAACAATGAGTAAAGACGATGTTGATGATTTTGCTTCAACGAAACACAAAGGGAAACCAGAAAAAGTGAAACGAGAACAAAGAGTTAGAGAATTGATTAA